CTTTGAAGTAGGTAGGTCAAATGTAAATTCATTCTTACCGCCTTTAAATAGTTTTTCATCAATTTCTTTATCTTTGATTTGTGTTAAATCAAATGTTTCTTGTTGTTTTTCACCCGAATCAGGATCCTGTAAATCTACGGTGTAGTCTTTACCATATCCTAATATACGAGTTGCTATCATTACAGCATTCTTGTCACCTAATAGTAAATCATCAAGTTTGACATTAGAATCTATAATGACACTTTCCATCAACTTATCCAAAACGATTCCCTTTTGAATAAGGTTACGAGAAGTCAATATATCTTCTTCTTTAGCCGTCATGTATTTTATTTCAATAGTTCCACCCGAACATGGATGGTCTTTTGGATACAATAGGCCTTTAGAAGGCAAATCTACGACTTCTGTTGGAAACTTTCGTTTCTCGTCAGCCATTTATTTTCTCCTAACTAATTTGATTAGTATGTTTGTGATTATAACCTCACTTCTTTAATATAACAGATTGCCAGACCTATTATAAAGTTTTTGTATTTAGACTAAATTAGAATTGTAGTATTGCGTAGTCGTATCTAAGAGTCAATGTGATATCAACTGGATCTGTTGCGTTTGCCCAATCTAAATCACCAAATGTTGCGTTAGAAATGTAAGTTCCTTTCAATGTCCATTCTTCAACCTTGTCACCGACAGGTCCTAAAACATTAAAAGTAACATCTTTCTTATAAAAATCAGAATACCCATCACGACCCGTTACTGATTCGTGTGATAATCTAACCCACTCCATAACTGCTTGTGCTCCACTTGGAACTACAGGATCATAAAGTGTAATTTCTAATTCTTCCCAAGCTCCCTTACCTTTAATATATCGTTTTACATTGATATGGTCGAGTTCAATAGTCTCGAAGGCAATAGTTGGTCTATTAGCTGTCTTAATTAAGTAAGAAGGGATTCCTTCGATGTACATAATGTATCTGTTCTTCGTTTTTGGTTCAAACGGTGTGAACATTATTTCTGAAGGATCTAATAAGTCTGGCATTTCATTTCTCCATAATTTTAAGGATGTCTCTATTCTTATATAAATATCATTTATTATAAAAAACACTCAATTAACTTAAAAACTTAATTTTAGAAGTTTTATTGAAGTTTTATTATTCTACTCTCATATATAAATATAAAGGGCAATAAAAAACCCCTCAATTAAGAGGGGCTTTCTATTTAGTTGTTTCCTAAGATTAACTTGGGAAAGTCGCTCCGGTTGGTAAGACAACGAAGTCCAACACAATGAACTCTGCAGTTCTTGTAGGTTGAATAAAGATTTGACCAACCAACTGATTTCTATCAACGACATCAGGTGTATTGTTGGTATCATCCATAACAACTCTGAATGCAGACAAACCACTATTGGATTGAACTGATTCCAAGAAAGGATTCACTATGTTTAAGAAACGATTCCTCGTTCCTGCTGTGTTTTGTTCGAATACTAAGAATCTTGAAGATGATGCGATAAACTTCTTCAATCTAATTAATAATCGTCTTACATTAACTCGGTCAAGTGCTGATGGACGACCTTGTAAGGTCTTTTGTCCCCATACACATACACCTTGTCCAGGAAAGGATGCGATTGGATTAACTCTTGCTTCATACAACTCATCTCGTTCATCATGTGTCAAACGAGTTTGAGCTTCTGTTACGGTTGTTAAACCACCACGATTCAATCCAGCAGGTGCGAACCATTCATGAGCTACTCTATCCGTGAATGCGATAGTTCCAGCTAATACTACTGATGGCGGAACCCATACAGGTAATGCTGTGTTTCTATCAACAATCTTTACCCAAGGATAATAGGTTGCTGCGTAATTGGTATCTAATGTTTCAATTGCTGCTGTTGCAGTTGCTATTGAATCACCATACTTTACAGAATCCAAGATAAAAAATGTATCACCTCGTTCTTCAGCTTTCTGAATAGCGTGGTTTGTAATACTTGGATGTAATCCGTGAATAACACCTGGAGTTACCAACATATTGATATCAAATTCATCAGGATTACTGACTGCGTTGATAGCTTTCTTAAATGCTGTATAACCAGCTGCTGATGTTGATGAGATATCAAATCCCATTGTATTAGCTGCTGTGATGTTAGTTCCAGTTAATTTAGGATTCGCAGGATTATCTCCATCAAATCCACCTTGAAATGGAACAACGAACTTTCTCTGTTTAATATTAGATAGTGCCAATGTGATTTTTTCAGTACCATCTGAGAATGTAGTTCCTGTTACACTTGCGTCTGCACTTCCATTGAAGTCCTCAAGACTCATAGTAACATGATTACCACTTCCAGCTGATGTTGGTATAGGTGCTAAATATTCTTTAGCGTCTGCATTACCAAAATCATGACCAAACACTACATTACTATCAAAAGCACCTTGTGCATTTGATTGACTTGTGTTGTATACCCAAGCTGGAACTTCTGTTGTTCCAGGAACGGTATTACTAAGTGCGGCGTGTCCCATTGGAACTAAGGTAACTGGTATTGAACCATTCTTAATATCAGCGTAGTTATCAGGATCGATGTAAATATGTTTGGAACGATTATCCCAATCACCATTGTAAGTTAATTTACCATCTGAATCAATTGATACATACCTATCTCCAATCTTACGAGCGAAGAAATTAGTACTTTTCGGGTCAAAGTTACAATTATCAAATTGTTCTAAGATATTATCAGTTGTCAATCCGTTATCATCCAATCCTGTCTGTCTAACTTGTAATGAGAATGAACCATAATCACTACCTGCTATAGAACCAGCTTTCTTAACATTCAAAATAATAATTTTGTATTTTTGAGTAACTAATGTTCCATGAGAACGAGTTTTTACTCTGAATAAATTATATCTTGCTTTGTTAATTAACTGAGATTGTATGTAAGGTGTTGTTGCTTCGGCGTAGGCCTGAGATGTAAAATCTGCAGTTCCAAAACCTGCTGCTGTTACTGATGCGGTTATGTTAGCAGTTCCACTTGTAAGTGCTCCTGCTGTAGTGTATCCACCTTGACCATATAGTGCTGCATTTGGTAAATTACTCTGTGCATATTTGAAGTTCTTATATAGATACGCACCTACGGTTGATAAACCTGATTTCTGAACTTGTGCATCTCTACTAAATACCTCACCAATGTAATCTGTACTTCCTGTGTTAAAGGATACGGTTGTTGTGAATGCTGATACACCTTTTGCACCAAAATTACTTCCACTAACAACTAATGTAAATTTCTCATAATCACCACCAAAAGTTGTTGGATTTTGAGTAATACTACATCCGTCTAATCTCACAGTTCCAGATGAACCACCACGAGATGGTGCTAATATAGCTAAAGTCTTTCTAGCTACACCAACGGTTGAACCACTAAGTGCACTACCACTTAATTGTATTTGAACTAAGTCCGCTGAATATCCACCAGTATTTAAAACCCTAACGATTGTTACGGTTCCAGCACTTCGTAGATATTGTTCTACAGCGTAAGGTGTGTAAAAACGGTCATCCGTTGAACCAAACATCTCTTCAAACTCAGAGAAGTTACTAATCATAGTAGGTACGAAAGCGGGGCCTTTAACTGTAGGTCCTACAATCGCCGCTCCTATGTCAGCAATTCCTTGAGGTAGAAAAGAAAGGTCACGTTCTCGCGTAAAGACACCAGGACTTACGATTCTTTCTGCCATTTGTTTTCTCCCAATTTATTGTTTTATAAATTAAATAACTTATTAGTCTTTTTCGACTATAAACATTATATATAAATATAGCAAATTATTCTCAAACGATTAGTTCAAGAAGTTTATTTTATGAAGTAGGCGTGAAAACTCCTGTTTTCGGGTCTAAATTACCTGCACCATATTTTTTGTTGAGAGATTCCACTTGTTCTCGTTCTGCTTTTTGTAACTCGGTATACTCAGTTTCCAATCTTAACTCAGCCTCATCCAATCCTTCTAATTGCTGATTGAGCAATAATCTTTGAACTCGTATTTGACCAAATTTAGTCTGTGTATTGGTATATCCTTGTTGTAAATCACTAAGAGACTTTAACTCCTCTTCGGTGAACTTTGTTTCCGAAACTTTAGTTTCTGTTTGTCCTAACTTGGACTCCTCTGTAACTGCCATAACGTTTTTCTCCTATGTTATAGTTATATGTTAATATATATATATGAAAATGTTGAAAACTACTTATTTTTTAGCTTATCAACCTCTGTTTTCAAATCTCTTACTTCACTTGTTAATTCTTTTATTGATTCTATTAATAACGGAACGATTCTCTTGTAATCTACTCCTAAATAACCATTTTTTCTTTCAATAACTATTTCAGGAATGATTTTTTGAACTTCTTGAGCAACAACTCCAACATCGTGTCCTCTTTCTCGTGCCCAAGCTGGTGACTTATCATTCCAATCAAACTCCACACCCCTAATCTCACCTATTTTATCTAACGAACCTTTAATAACTTTTATATTGTCTTTAAGTCTTTCATCTGATGAATTAAATGCTACAACATCACCATCTGCTACTACATCACCACTTGAAGATATTTGTGCCATAGTAAGATGAGAAGTTGATGAACCACTTATATTACCTGAAAATATACCCCCACCCGTTACAGATATACCTGTATTTGTGGTTTGAAGTTTTGTATTATTATTATAATTTAAATCTACTGAATTGGCTGCATTTAAAACCAACATAGTCTTAGAACCAGCTGCATTTTGAAATGTTTGAGTTCCACTTCTGACAAATATATTACCAGTTCCGTTGTCTTTTATGTAACTATTACTACCATCGTGATAGAGCTGTAAATCATTCCCATCACCAATATTCAGAACAGCATCATCTGCTAATTGTATACCACCACTTCCTGTAATTGTGTTGAGAATTGCATCGGATCCCGATACTATGACTTTTTTCCAATTTGGCATTTAATTTATCTCCTTACGGTTGGTTACCTTTCGGCCCACTTCCCAATGTCGCCAAACACCAGGCCAATAAAGTTACTCTTTTAACCATATCTCACCATCTTTATGGACGAGAGATGTCTTTTCAGGTGAATCTAATTTTCTTGCCTGATTTACTAATGCATCTTTAATCTGTGAGGGTGCTTTATCTAACATTCCTAACTGATTATGTAGTTTTTGAACCACTACATTACCCAAGGTAAGATACTTACCTGGTATCATCGAGTTTTTAATAATATTTATTAAAAATTCTAAATCTTCTTGATTGAGCTTGAATACTTCGTCCTCGACTACTCTTTTCTTACCCTTAACAATCATTCCCATTATGAAACCTCTTATTTTTTATGAATAAATCCAAATGTCTCCATTGTTGTTTATTGCCATTTCTCCAACACCATATTCTTTATCTGCTTCGACAGGAGCACCATCATCACCAAGTGCCTTAACCGTAACAACAAACTCTGATGGAGCAATTGCTGTACTGGTATCTTTTATTTGTTTTGCGACCGACCATCTTTGTGAGTTAATGTCGTGATAAAGTGCAGAACCACTATCTACAGCTGAACCACTCTGAACAATGATACCAGCGTCTACATTTGAACCAGCTGAACCAGTTGCTAAGAATATAAATGAATCTCCAACTGCGACATTGGTATTTGAAAGTGTAGTTGTGTCACCATTTACAATCAAGTTACCCTCAATTGTTGCGTTTGTTGAAACCGTTAGGGCTCCAGTTATATCTACACCGGCTGCGTCCACCCTCATTCTTTCTGTATTATCAGTATCGAATAGGATTACATCATCAGTTCCAAAATCAATTGTGTTGTTTTGTGAATTACCACCAATTATAAGTGAATTGTTTTTTACAGATGTAACCGTAGTTAGTGCTGCATCTAAATCATATTCTAAAGTTCCATCACCCACGGTTACACTAAGTCCATCACCACCAGTTGGAACTGCAACTGCAGGTCCATTTGAACCACCAATTAACAACTGACCATTTGTTCCCATTGCTACAGTTGCTAATGCGTTCGTTCCACCACTATCGTTAGTAATTACTACTGCCTTTGCAGTTGTTGTGTTTAATCCAGTTCCACCATGTCCTACTGCTAATTGTGTTCCTAATGTAATTGTTCCAGCTGTATCAAACCCTGCCTCTGCGTAAACATTTGAACCTGTAATACTGGCACTTGAACTGATATGACTTAATACATCTACCCTACCGACCACATCAACATTACTACTTGCGTAAATATCAGAACCGGTAATATTTCCACTACCCGATATGTGAACGGCTCCAGCGATAGAACCTTGATTTGCTAAGTCAATATCATCTACAAATAATTTTCTAAATGCTGTTCCACTTATACCCAAATCAATTGAACTATCGGCGTTTGGTTTTACATTTGCTCCACCTGCTGCCAATGTTATGTCTGCTGCTGCAGTTATTACCATATCCGTAGATACATCAATGGAGTCGTTAGCTCCATCTATTTCTAACTTATCTACTCGTGTGTTTCCACCACTAAGTGTAAGTAAATTATTTGCTTGTGTTGCAGTAAAATCACCGGCGTCAAAATTAATGACTGCACCTTCTGCTAAAAACAAGTCACTAAATTGACGAGTTTCAGTTCCTAAGGCTACACCATCATTATTTGTTGGTGTTATTGCTCCACTTGCTGATATTTCGTTAAGTACCGCGTTACTTCCCGATACTATTACTTTTCTCCATTGAGCCATTGTTATCTCCTAATAGGGTATATCCATTCCATTATAAATATTAAGTCGGTGGATTTTCGTATCCTAAATACCAAGCATTTGAACCACTATATATTAGTCCACCCGCTACTGCTGTTGGCATTGCTCCTTCCACTTCATTAAAAACCAAAACCCTATCGTGTGTTGATTTGAATAATAAATTGTCTGAGTCATCCTTGAAGGTAAATAAATCACCACTACCCTTTGTGGCTTTAAATTCCCAACTCGAACCTGTAAATTCGTTGACACCACTTGCCTCTTTCCAAGTTGATGCTCCATACTTAAATGCTGTACTATCTAATAATAAACTTCCTGTTATCTGATGACTCGATACGGATGGGTTATACCCAACCTTTGTCGAACCACTAACATTTAAACCAGTTGCTAAAGAAGTTCCTACATACTGATATGTGGTCATATAGACATATTGACTATCAGTTGGATCTTTATCTGCATTTAAAAACTGAACAATACCAGTTTTATAGTCAAATACATAATCATTGGTGGAAACAATATCACCACCAGCCAAAGAACCAGTTTGTAAACTATGACTTACTGCGGATGATTTATACAATACCGCTAAATATCCTGGTGTAGCATCTTCTGTTGTCGAGTTTGCTAATGAAGATGCTCCATACTTGGGTGATATGAAACTTGTCTGTTGGTCTGAACTAATCAACTGAGCTCCTATTCCACTATCACTTCCTGTTGGGTTTAGAAAAAACCAAACCTCATTATTAGTGTTTGATTTAGTCATTTTCTGTCTAAACCAATATCTCATTATATTATCACCATCAACAGAATAATACGAACCGATATCTGCACTTCCACTAAATGGTAATCCAGTTGAAGGTATTAGGTTTGCCTGAGTAAATACCTCTCCAGCACCTAAATCTAATACATCCGTAAATGCTTCTTGTGCTGTCGTAAAGGTATTGTGTGTATATCTTCTTGACGCTAATAATCTACCCGACTTCGATCCTGAATCTATTAATCCCATATCTTATCCTTAACTAAAACCCAATGTTATTGAAGATATTGGTGTTGGATCACCTTTATATCTAACAATTACATAAAGTTCATTATCACTTGAATCTAAATACATACCATCACCATTTCTTATTGGCATAGTATATGTTCCACTTGAAACACTACCACCAGTATTTCCATATAAATCTATTGCTGTTGAAAATGGATTTTTAATGTGGTCTTGGGATATATTAGCCTCTATCAAGTTACTTGTTGTTGCTGTTGGATCGTAAATCCTTGCCCTACTCAATTCTACATTATTACCACTTCCATTTCCTGAACTCTCAAATAATATAACACATGCTATACTATCAGCTGTAGTTGCGTTCCATGCTACTAATGTTGTGCTACTCAAATTAACCGTCATACTTGATTTTGTTCCACCATCAGTTTGAAATCTTCTGATGTAATATCTATATCCTGCAGTACTTGCTGCTAAAGTATGATTCGTAAACCAATATCCATTACTACCAGTTGGATCTGCAAGGAATCCTGGCTTTACTTGTAAATCATTTCCACTTAAAACACCATCTCCATCATCATTAGTTTGATAACTATCAGTTGTGAAATATGCTCCATTAAATGCCTGAACATTATCTGCTAATACTATTCTAAAATCTTCTCCTGTAAATGTTTCTGTGGTATCTTGTAGTGCATTTGAATCATATCCTTGAGCTCTACCATATACTCCCAAACTTCCGCTATCAACATGCTGTCCAAATGTTCCTGCAGTATGATAATTAATTGTCTGTGTGTCTAATGTGGTCTGTGATGACTCTCTATTTCTAGCCTTTGTAGCAACTGTAAATGATGTATCGGTTAATGTTCTTGAGGCCTGTATGGTATCACTCGTTCCACTATCGTATGAAACAGATGCTGAAAGTATTACAACATCATCATATCTTGGAACTCCACTATTTACAGCAGTAGTTCCATCACTTTCAAATACCCTACCACTTGTTTGAATTGTTCCACCATTTGTAGAAGTTGTATCGTTGGATATGGTTGCAGTTCCTGTTACCGAACCAGCTGACATATCAGTTAAAGTTGTTGATGATGCATACAACGGATTAAACAATCCTGTAATCTTCGTGGTTACTTCATATGTGGTGTCTAATAAATAAGGTGCACCACTTAAACTTCTTGATGTTGCAGTTAATGCTTTATGTGTTGTTCCGACATCTGCAAGTGAATTGAGTCCTATTGCAGTATTAATAGCATCTCTTGGTGCCCAAAATCTGTTTTTTGTTGAGCCATCATTGAATATAAAATCTGATTGTGAACCACTCTTTATTCCAACCTTTAAATCATGAAATCTATAGTATCCACTTGATGATACACTTGTAAAACTTGTTTCTGACGCATGATATTTTCTTGTTAAAGTTCCACCCATATTAGTTCCACCCTGGTCTATAAATTTACCATCTTGAAACGCTGCTGGTATAACAGCAGGCTGTGATGTTGCTATTTTAGCCAAGGTTAATCCGTTTGATGTTCCAAACGAACTGATGGTGGTATCGTGAAAAGATTGTGTGGTATGTTTATTTGATGCCGCTGTTGGTGCTGAAATACTTCCTGTATCACTAAATGATTGTGTAGCCACTACTCTGACAGAATACGCAGTTGCTGCACCACTTGTCAATGTTCCAAAAGTAAATAATTCTGAATCAGCTGATGATTGAACACTTGTTGAACCACCACTATTAGAATCAAAATCTATTTTATATGTCCCACCATTATCGTGATATACTGAAATACCATCAAAGATTTTTCTACCTTGTCCTGTCCATCCCTTGTGAACTAAATAATTAATTGTGGCGTTACTCAATGAAGAGTGTTCTTGTGGTAGATATCCGGATATTGTTGCAGTTCCACCTAAACTTGTTTCATTTGTATCTACACTATCAATAAATTTTGTATTTGGTGATGCATCTGATACATCTAATGAATGACTCATAGCACCTGCTATAAATCTTAAAATTTCACTTACATGAGTTGTATTGTCAAAATTATTAAAGTAACTTCCTACTAAATTTTGTCCCCAATTATTAGAAGTTGGATAACCATTCTGTATATTGTTTGTAAAAATTGCAGTAGAACCAGAATCGGCACCCTTGTCAACTGTTAAAGTTGAACCGGAAATAACTTGTGCGGTTTTCTCTACCTTTTTTCCTATGTATTTTAAGGACATATTATGTCATCTCCAATATACTAGCAAAAACATCCACATCACCATCAGCTGATGCCTGTGTTTCTAACTTATCTCCTGCACCTAAATTAATTGGTTTTTCAATCACTACTGTAGAATCTGCAGGAACACTCACCGTTTTTAACAAATACCTACGATTAGTAAAGTTAGCACTTCCACTAACACTCAAACTTATTGTGGCATCGTTTGTTCCATCCACATTACTCAAATATACAGCATGTATAATTGATGTAGTCCCTGCCGGTGCAGTATAAATAGGTTGAAGTGTAGTCGTTGATCCTGTTGCTGCACTTGTAAATGTATTAGCCATTATTATCCTCCAAAAACTATTGCCATTGCTGTTGCGTGATCTACAACCGAACTACCCTTTTCAAAAACTCTTCCAGTTCCTGTGGTATTAATACTTCCGCTTGTAGATAAAACATAAGTTCCTTCACTCGGTTTATCACTTCCAGATACAAAAAATGAACCTGTTGCTACGGAAAAGGATCCTGAAAATGCAGGATTTAATTGTTTACTATCTATCAAAGCCATAATCTATGTCTCCCTCTTTTCTCTTTTCCCACCACAAAGTCATTCCTTGTGAAATTTTATTTTTATGCTCTTTAGACTTTGGTTGTTTCATTTTTTCAATGGTTTCCATTGTTAGTTTTCTATCTTGTTGTGCACAAGATTTACAAACTGTATTATTACCAACTGCCCTATCAAAAGAGTCTTTTCTTGTATAAGTTAACATCCTATTACAAGTAGGACATTTTCTATTTTTTCTGTCTGGCCAACTTCGTTTTCTCATACTAATAAATAGAAGAAAATAGTAAAAGAAAGGTGGAGATACTAATTATTTTAAATTCATAAATAATAGTTTACCAATGTTTTCACCAAACTTAGTATCACTTGGATAGTGTGCCCTTGCCATTAATCTTGATTCACTTATCATCTTACCTAACTTGTAGAATTCCATTTTATGATTTGGATACTTCTTTCCTAAAGCCTTTCCAATAAAAATACCTTGTGTGGAATGACCACTTGGATATGATGGTGTTTTTGCAGTATCTAAATTATGTATTTTAAAATCAGGTATTTGATAAAACTCTCCCAACTGAAATGGTCGTGGTCTATTATACTTATATTTTAATTTATATATTATTTTGGCACTATCTTTAATTAATTCAGTTACATATTTTTTAGGATATTCTAAATTATTTTTATCACAATATTTTTCGAATACTTCTTTTATATCATCACCTTCCATGACAACATTTCTTGTTATTTTACCATCATTATAGTCTAACAACCAATGTAATTCTCTTAATGTCTCTTTACTGCCATTATCGGGTGGTGGATTATGCGAGATGATAGGTTCATGTATATGAACGAGTTCTCGTTTCATTTTTTTATTGTGTTTTTCTTTAATTGTATTAGAAAATACCATGTTTTCTAATTGTAAAAGTTCTTTTAGTTTAAGCATTAAATTTTCCCCAAGCCCTTATGTTATCAACACTACTATTTAAGTCAAATCCATAACTATCAGGATTAACAATCAGTAAAAAAGTGCTACCACTCTGTTGTATAGTTAGTGCATCGTGTTCTATTACATTTCCATTATTAAAAAATATAAAATCATTTTCACTTACAGCTGCAAACCCATCGGCAGTTGATGCTGTTATCGCATTAAAACTACAAGTGTTATTTGTAATGGATGTTGCAGATTTGTTATAATTTTTTCTCAGTAAGTTTATTATAGCTGCTGGTGGATCTGTATCACCACCGACAATTGAACCAGTTCTTGAACTTGTGTAAGCCCTTACAGAACTTTCGGTTGAAAGTGCCGTGGTTAACATCGAACCTGATGTTGCATCATTACTTACACTTGTATATGATGTATTACCAACTTTTATTGAACCAGTTGATTGAAAGCTACCACTAAATCTATGTGTGTCGTCTGATGAATCTCCAAATTTTGTTGAACCTGATTCTTGTATTACATTCGAGGTTTGATATTCTGAGACTATATTTTGTGCCGTTAATGTCCCACCGATTGTCAAATTTGTATCGAGTGTGAACGAACCCGTTACCTCAATACTACCAGTAATCGGTAATTTAAATACATTATTGGTAAAATATGTATCAACATGATTACCACCTACTAAAAGTCCATTTGTTAATGTCAAATGATTGAATGTAACATTTCCAGCTGATGTTAAATCATTTCCAAGACTTACAACATTCCTTCCTGATGATAATCCATTAAATACTCCACCTGGTGAAATAGTAACATTACTACCACTTAAAGTTGCACTATTTCTTAACTGCTGTGCCATAACCTAAGAGTTGAATCTACCCCACGCAACAATTTCGTCATCTGATTCTAAATTATACCCAATATTGTCCGTATTGACTTTAACATAAAATGTAGATGCGTTTGCTTGTTGTATTTCTATTGCGTCATGTTCCATATATTGCCCATTGATAAAGAATAAGAAGTCATCCTCAGTTGTTGTTGCCAATCCAGCTGGTGCTGATGCGGTAACTGCTGAAAAACTGGCAGTTTGTGCATTAACAATACCTGATGATATCTTTACGAATTGTTTCCTTAAATATGAAGTATATGAACTAACTGCAGCAACAGCGTTATCCATATAAGTTTTTGCTGCAAATTCAGTTACTAAAGCTGTTGTACTTGTATCAGTTAGATTTGCGTCATTAGATATCTCGTTAATTGAATATCCATTTATCTGATGTGAACCTTGTATCTGTAAACTTCCTGTAAATTCATGTGTATCATCGAGCGTATCACCGAATTGAGTAGAACCACTTGTAAAGATTATACTACCTGAGATGTATTCGGTATGAAATTCTTGTGCAGTTACAGTTCCACCTATTGTTGCGTTTCCACTAATTGATAAATCTGTTCCAGCTATCAATGAACCAGTTACGGTTAAATTTTGTAGTCCAGCACTTGTCAAACTAAATGCAGTTGGAGAATTAACCGTTAATTGTGATACCGCAACCGAATTAAATGTTGGACTCGAAGTTGAGTCTAATGCCTGTGATACAGAAATTGTGTAATTTCTATCTACCGTTCCATCAAATGGTAAACCATCATCCGTAACGGTTATTCCTGCACCGGCTGCTATCGTAAACTGATTTTGTAAAATATTTGAAGTTGGTAAACTTCCACCAAGTTGTGTCAATGATGATTCTGCAGTTAATGTTTCTCCTGAAATCTGTTCCATTGCACTTGGAACTTCTACATCTGTTTCAGTTCCAATTATTAATCTTTTTGGTGTTAAAAATGTTTGATTTGTATGTGGACCTTGAAGGTCGTTGAATGCATCTGGTATTAGATATCCTTTTAAACTGACACTAAATTCTGTCTTTACTACTCTGTCGGTTTCAGATACATCAACCGAATCGGTGTAATTCTCAATGTTGGTTTTAAACCTCATCTTACCAGGTTCACCCCAATATGAACCAGCTGACCAATTGATTCTCTCAACCAACTTGTTCATCTGTTCTATGTAATGAGTATAGATGATAAAATCATAATTCAACACCATATAATCAGGAACTGCTACATTGTGAAATTCTCTCTGTGGAATTATACCTTGTTGAACAGAAAGATTATCATATCTGTTCCTGTCGGTGTATTTTCTTTCAAATGTATAAAATAATTTAGGATCTAAAGGATCAATTTTATCAACGGCTATGGTATCATCCTTTTCCATACCAGTTCTTCTAAAAACAATAACAGGTAAAATTAATTGTCGTTTTGAATCTCTTACGAAGCCTGTTTTATTGATAGAATACCATCTTTCAGGTGAAGCATATAGTAATGGAACTTTTTGATGTTCACCATTTTCAAATACGGTTGGTTTAATAACATTTTCAAAATAATACATTATCGAACTATCCATATCCATTAAACTTACGGATATGTCTGGTGCATCATCTGCATTTCTCTTATATTGTCTTGCTCTATTTAGTTCGGCTCTTTGATTTCTTGGAACTGGTTTTTTTCTACCTATGGTAATAGACATTAAATACTCCTAATTCTATTCATATTACTAAACGATTGCCGAGATAGGAATGATTGTAATGTAACACTCCAATTATTTTCTTGCTGTCCACCTATTAATTGATTTTCTAATACACCATTAACCTCAAAAAATCCAAAATTCCATTCTATGATATCTCCTATTTCAGGAATAAGACTAACATCTGTAAGTGTCTGTCTTAATATGTGAAAACTTGCATTTTGTCTAGCATCTGGCCCAAACTCATCTGTATTGTAATCAAAATCTTCAGCCTCTACAATACATGCTATCTGAATACCATCTTTAAAATTTTTACCATTCATGGCCTCCCCATACATATTTGTTGAGGTATCATAGGCACTTACTTTGTATATGACGATTTTCTGATTGATAATTCCATCATCATTTGTTTTTAAATCACCAATTAACTCTTTGTTGATTCTTTCTAAAAAATCTCTGTCTCTCTGTGGTAAAAAACGACCTGCCATTTGATTATCCTATGAAAATTGGTAGTGGAACTTTGTTTAATTTTTCCTGTAAGTGTTGTGCCTCATCTTTATCAGCTTCCATTGAGTTTCTACGACTTGATGCTTCTAAATCTTCTCTCAATTGTGATATTAATGCATCTTTTTCTGCACTTGCCTCACTTCTTAATGCATCACCATCTAATGTTGTTTCTGCGTTGGGTATCGGTATTGAACCATACTTTGACCTAATTATTCCAAGTAATTCTTTAGTCAAAGCTAACCCATATTTTCTAATCCATTGTTTACCCACATCATTTATGTTATTATATTCCATATTCTGATAAGGAACATTTGAACTATCAGAAACCGTTCCAATTCCTTCACCACCTGAATTTTGAAATGGTGTATCTCTATCCTTTTTAAGTAAATATTGAAAATGTAGTTTGTAATCTCTGGTTGGATATGGGAAAATTCTTATTTTATTGTTAATTAACTCAAATGAATGGGCTGATTTTCTTATTTGGTCGTTAAATTCTATTGCTTGAATCCTTAGTAGGTCTGCGTACATGGGCATCATCATGAATTGAACTGCTGGAGTCATACCACCAAACCCAAAACTATCTAACATACCTATTGAACCTGCTCCTGTTCCAGCAAATGGATCGAAATATCGAGTTACTGCCGGTGAAGCTTCATAAAATACTCTACGAACTTCCATCCTATCACCACTTTCCGATACAGAACCCCATAGTTCTTGTAAATCATAAACTTGTGAACCACTAAGTATATTGATAGAACCACTCTTAAAATCTACACTACCACCAACTCCTGCCTCAGTTCCATACTGTTCTGATAGTTGAATTGACCTACCAAAGTTCGGTGTAACTCTTTTATGAGTAACATTATTTGTAGAACCAGTAGGTTGTCCTTGTAAATGTATTAAATTTTCTCGTATATTGAACGAGTTTACTTGTGATGAATACTCACTTATAGATTCTTCAAAACATGCATAAAATTGTGAGTCTTGCATTTCAATTGACATAATTGGATATCCCAACCTTCTAGCACACCAAGTTGCAAATTTCGGTGCATCTGATTGAAATGTCGTATCGTTATCGTAAAGGTTAAATGGTGTATTTCCACTTACTGCGGAACCACTTCCTGGCCATATGGCTTCCATAGAATTCTCCTAAAATTGGATATATTACTTCTATTATAAATATCTTGGGCCAAAAAAAAGGGGAGTATTATACCTCCCCTTTAATTTTAACCGAGTTTAATAAGTGTTAGTTATTAAGCAGCAGTTACTGGTAACTCACCACTAAACCATTGAACAGCATCTTGTGCTATACATATAAGCATAGTGTCTGCAGCTATTGTAACAGCACCATTATCAGATACTGGATTTATAGCATCACCTGATCCAGGATACACTTCTAATGTTTTGTTTGAAAGGTTATTTAAAATTAAGTACACTTCACCTACACTAACACTTGATAATACTGGTAATCTAATACCCTTTGTGTTATCTGCAGTTGAACATAATACGACTGCTCCACCTTGAGCTGTAATAGCTCCTGCACCAGCTTGGTCTGAACCAGCTGCTACTACAGTTTGTAATCCTAATACAAATCCTGCATTTGCAACTAAGTTTGCACTAAGTGTTTGTATTCCTGTAAATGTATTACCATCTGTTAAAGTTGCTACACTATCGGCTAAATCATCAAAATATCTGGCCTGTGATTGTCTCAACTTGTTTTTAATAGAGGCTTTTGATACTACTCCCATTATTTTTCTCCTAATTAGTTTTATGAATTGATATAGGTTCGGTTTAATTACTTAGGCTATATCATATAGTCATAAGGAACATACAGGTTAGGTTTTTATACTTAGGCCATATCTTCCGAATTGTATACATCTATAAATATCATGGCAATAAAAAAGGGGAGTGTTAAGCTCCCCTTAATTACTTCAATGTTGAAAATTAACTTTATCTAAGTTTAGACGTAGTTAACATCAGCAACAATGACTTCACCGTAGAATTCAGGTCTTACCATCTTCTTTGCGTATCTTGTCATTACACCCTTACGAGGAGTAAAGTTGACAGGATCGTAAACAAGAGGAGTCATGATTAACGGAACATATGGTGCGTATACTGCTCCAGTTTCTAAGAAATTACTTCCTCTGAAACCAAGTAGTATGTCGTTTTCTAACATATAAGGGTTTTTGTAAACCGTGTATCTGTTATTTAAAGCTCCAACTTTTTGAACACCCATTGCGTAGGAGTTGTTGTTAGAGTCACCATTTGAATCTGCTGCGTATCCAGGAATTGACTCAATGATTGTTGCTGTTTCAGGTGAAACCACCATGAAATTAGCACCACCACGAAGAGTCTTTTGATGGATTGCGTTAGATACAGACTGTAGTTTGTTTCCAAGAGTCTGGAACCAAGTTCCTTTTGTGTAAGCGTTAGACGCTCCACTTGACTCTGCGAATCCACCACTTGATGAATTCAATGATGCATCATACTCATGACCAACACGAGCTGACCAATATTCTGTTTTTGCGTTAGCGTTTACTTTCAACATATCAAGTATTTCCAAATCAATTTCCATTGAGATGTACTCACTTAACATAGAAGTAAGTTCTGCTTCTGCATCAACACTATGGTAAGCGTTAAGGTCTTGAGCTAATTCAGGAGTCCATACTGCCTTTAACTTACGAGTTTTAGCGACAATTGAAATCTGACGTAATGCAATGTCAATTTCAGGAATGTCGATATCATCCGAAGAGGTTGGAGCTGGTTGTGAAAAACTACTCTGTTCAAAATCACCACGAGCTGTTTCAGTAGGTTGTGCACCATACTTAACAGTTAGTGTTTTTGCTGGGGTGAATGTTCCTGCTGCGATAAATGCTACATTAGTTTTAGCTGCGTTCCACTTAGTATAAGCTGGATAGAAAGCTGTTACTGATGCTGTATCTGCCACACCTTGAAGAGAATATGCACGAACACCTTCAAAATCAGGTGTTGTGAAATCTTCTACATCAATTGTAATCTTCTTCAATGTTCCTGCGGAAACTGAAGCTGATAGTGCAGGTTCGAATTCTACATCTGCCCAAGTAACTGAACCAGTTAAGTAAGCTCCTGCAGATTCTGCTGATGCTTCTGCTGCTGCTAATGTAGCAGTATCAGAAGATTTATCGTTTATAGAATATCCAAATTTACCTGCTCCATAAAGACCACCACTGGCGTCTGTGTTGGATGCAGATACGTTACCATGAATATGCGAACCTCTTATATGGTTATTCGTTTGAGCTGAACCGTATTTGAAATCAAGATAAAAAATAAGTCCACTTGGAAGATTCATAGGCTGTACGCTTACGAAATCTTGAGCTGCTAACTCACCAAAGATTCTACGAACCAATGGTAATGCAACACCTGACCATTCCTCTGAACCACTTCCACCAGTTTTTGATGATTCATCAATTAACTGACGGGCTTGGTTCTCAAGAAGAACTGCCATTCCATGTTGTTTATTATTATCTCCCATTCCTTCAAGTAATCCAGTGGGCTCCCACTTTTGGACTAACTTTTGGGTTTCAGCTAAACGGGACCTTACAGGATCGTAAGTTTTCATCATTTTTTCGATATTATCGAAATTACTCATTTTATTTCTCCGTTTAAAATTAAATTAAATTAAAGAATTTTAGCCAACTTCTGAAAACGTTCCTTCATTTCAAATCCTTCAGAAATCACTTCTGTTTTCTTAGATTTTGTAGAAGCAACAGCTTTTGAAGCTGAACCTTTACTTTCTTTAATTGGTTTATTTGGCTTACTTGCCACTGCTGTTTTACTACCAAAAGATTCGGCCAATGTTGAAAATACCAACTTGACTTCTCTTAGGTTTGTTGCTCTGTCGAAAGTCTCTACCACTTTCAGCTTCTGTCCATTGTTTAAACCGTAGTTACGGAATAATTTGTTAGTAAACAAAAGTTTAGCGTTAAGTAGATTTACTTCATTCAACTTAGAACGAAGATATTTGACCACATTACGATGTTCATCAAGCTCTGATGTAAGTTTAGAAACTGCTTCGTCTTTCGACTCTTCTTCTTCCTTATCATCTTCTTCTTCTGTTAGAGCCTTTAGAACTTCTTCTAAGTCAATATCTTCAACCAAGTCATCAACGACTTCATTGTTATCATCTTCTTTACCAGCTTCTGATTTAGAACCTTCACCTTCAGGTCCTTGGCCGATATCAGTTGAACTACCTGCTTCAGGTTTTAACTTGTTGTCTGCTGCACCGATTTCAGAGGATACGTCATTTTCGTCCATCTTTTCGTCTTTGTCATCATCTTCTTCTTCATTGACAGATTCGTCTTTGATTTCATCTTCATCTTCTTCTTCAAGTTCACGAAGTATAGATTCTAAATCAAGGTCCTCATTGTACCCTTCATCTTCATCTTCTTCATGTTCACCCTCATGCATTCCTTCATCTTCATCTTCCATCTCTTCTTCTGAGACTACAGGTGCATACTTAACACCATCGATTTCGATAATTCCATCACTAATTTCATCAGCTTCTTCTTCATGCTCACCTTCGTGATGCATTTCATCAGCGTCAGCTATTTCATCTTCATCAGCAATTTCATCAGAATCGACATCTTCAATTTCATCAGATGCTTCTTCACCAACTTCAGGTTCTACTGCGACTTCAGGTTTTTCTTCTCCAGCTTCTTCGCCTTCGTGTTCACCTTCATCGTAATTACCTTCGTCTTGATCTTCTTCACCTTCTATTTCAGATTGAATCTTATCAGATAACATAGATTGAATTCGTGGAGTAAATGCTTCTTCAAGAGCTATTTTAGCGTTTGCAAGTGCCGTTTCTCGGACTGCTTTAGCATCAGCTATTGCGTCTTTTAAAAGATCATCCATTATTTTTCTCCTATGAGATTATATTTGAGCATAACTCAAATATGGATTTAATATAGTTATTGGGAACTATAATGTGATTACATTATTTATGTATGTCATATAGAATTGATGACATATTCTGTTATGTATATAAATATACATAAATATAAAAAGTGGTACTTATTTACCGTATCTATCTCTTAGAGCAGATGTTGGTGCTTCTCCACACCAATCAGGATTTTGTTCTCTTTGTCTAATCCAATTACGAACCTTTCCTAACTTTCTCTGTTCTCTTTTTTTATCTGATGGTTTTGTATAGAACTGGCGTTCTCTTAACTCTACCATCATACCACTATCTTTAATTTTTCTCTTTAATATTCGTAGAGCTCCCTCTACGTTATTTCTTTTTACTTTTACTTGTAACAAGTAACCTCCGTTTTTTTAATCTTTTTCGTCTTTTGCAGAATAGTTTTTATCTACATAGTTAAAAAATTTCTTTTTCTTTTCATCATCTAATTCATCTGGTGAACTAATACCAAATTTTTTCATGGCTGCTTGAAAGAATTCTTCATACTCTCCCTCACGAACCATACCATTAAATTCTTCCTTTACTTCTTTCTCTTCGACATCTGGTTCACTTATTTCATCTGGTTCACTTATTTCATAATAACGACCAAGAATGTGTCCCATATCTTCGTATAAACCACTCATTCTTTCTTGTAAAGCTTGTGCCTCCGAAGCAACTTTTTTAAATTGTCCTGACAAACCAGTTAATTCTTTCATATTACGATTAACCGTAATCTTATCAAACCAATCTTCGGTTTCTTGAAGTGTGTGCTGTTTTGCTGTTTCAGCTAACTTAGACATACGAGATGCTAATTCTTTTAAATTTCCTTCACGATAAATTTCTTTACCATAGGAATTAAAATTACCTACTTCATGAACAAACTCCTTAACATTAATTTTAGGTTTTTGTTCACCATACATATCCTCAACGATATTAGTTAGTTTTGTAGAAGTATTGTTTCCCTTTGGATGTTGTGTTCTGAACCCCATGTCTATGTTTGAGAACGCGTTACCCGAAACTACACCACCCATTGTGGTTATATCTTCGTTTAATAAATCTTTTAATTTAGCCATTATATGTCTCCTAATCAAATATAAATATCTATTTTCTTAATTTTCCGTCTTTTGAATATCTTCTAAATCCATCACGAACTTTTCTCCACAACATCTTCATAAAAGGTCTTTCACCTTCATGTGTTCTATTCCACTCACCAGTTTGAATTCCTCGTGTGATGTCCATGGCATCATACTTACCACTTTTAACACCATCCATCATAATCTTTATTACTTGCTGTGAAGCCTTACCTAAATGTTTTGACATCTTTCTAATGTCATTATCTAAATGAATTTTAGCTTCTTTCGAACTAAATGCTGGTGCATTTACTTCACCAAATCTTTTTACCCTTTTCTTTCTCTTATCCTTTAGTCCACCCAATACTTCGTCATCGTCATCCTCATCATCCCAATTGATAGCCCTTGAAGTTGATTTTTTAAATGCTAATGGTGTTTGATATCCTGGCACATTAAATGATGTTGAAGCTTCATCTTGAAATTTATCATCTAACCCATCTTTACCATCTAAGTAATTGTATACAGATTGTAAATAATCCATAGACTTGGTTAGTTTGGATTGAACCCAAGCTGGAAACTGAACCTCACCATCACCACTCTTATCAACATTTTGAATGATTTTATAAATCATCATTGCATATTTTTGACTTCTCTCAAGTTGAGATTTAGCCATTGAACCTTCGTGGTCTTTTTTCTCAATAAGTAAATTTTTTAGTTTTACCATTTTCTACAACTCCAATAACGAGCCTTATGTCTCGGTCCGGGTGAATCACAATTATGTCTTGCTCTAAAATTAGCTCTAGCTTTAGGATTAGATTTTCTAATTCTCATAGTTCCACCCTTAGCGTCTCCACCTTGTCCAAAGTTTACCTTTACGACATTACCTTTTGGATTCTTAACATATACTTTAAATTTCTTTGAGTCTCCCTGCATCGGTTTTCCAAGTTTAACCTTACGACCTTGATACTCAGCTTCTACCAATCCAGTCATTGTGTATCCCCAAGAACCATCTTCCATCCACAAATCATAAGATTCTTCTACAGATTCTTTTTTCTTCGTCTTTTTTACACAATTAGGATACATCTTACCAAACATCTTCTTCATACCTTTTTTCTCGTATCCTTTCCAACAGGCTTCCCATAACTTATCACCTATGTTGTTTTCATTTACGGATTCATTAGCTTGTTGAAGTGCATCTCTTACTTTACTATGTAATGACATCCCTTTAAACATTCTCTCAATCTTTTTAACAGCTCCGGTCATATTACCACCCATTGATTGAGCTATCTTAACTGCTTTATCGACTTTACTTTTTGGAAACAGAGAATCAAGAAAATCCCCTTTTTTCTCATTTACGGATTCTTTAATCTTTTGAAGTATCTTCGGATCTTCATCACCAAACATACTAATCAATGTATCTTGAATCTCACCTCGTGAGTATCTCATCTGTTTTAATTGTCGTTTAGAATTATCTATCGCACCAAAAATAGGATTGTATCCCTTTTGTTTTAAAAGTTTTTTGACTTGTGGTCTCATCCTTGTGAGTTCATTTACATCATCATCGTTTAATGATTTTACACTTATACCAGGATAACCTTCTTTCTTTTTCTTCTTTTTACCCTTTTCTTCATATCCACTAGCAAATGCTGCTCGTCTTTGAGCGTCACTTGAGAATCCTTCATTCGTAGATTCATATTTAGGTAATACCTTTGGCACTTTAAATCCAACATCCTTTAATTTATTTGCTACTGCGGTAGCATCTCTTGTGGAATATTTAAATCTTTTCACAAAATAGTTGACTAAATCCTTACCATATAAAGTTTTACCTCTGTTTTTTTCATACACACCTTCTTTCTTACTCTTATTACCCCAATTCTTAGCACCTACCTTACGACACTTAACAAGTGCTCCACTTGCGTATGCTGAAGGCCATACATCGTAACGAGACTTGACTTTGTGGTAACAAGCATCTTTTTCACCTGCGGCTTCATCGAACTGAGCTTCTGTAAGAACTTTTCCAACTACTTCTTCTAATTTTAAACTCATCACCAACTCCTATTTCTTTTTTCTTCCAGCACAATGTGCTTTTTGACTAAATCCTTTTGGGTTATTACAATTAATACTCTTTTTATACTTTTGACTCCAATCCTCTCTCACATTATAAATATCAAGACAACCACAATTTTGTTTTTCTACAACAATAATTTCATTAGCCTTTATTGCCTTTTCTTGATTTCTAGCTGACTTTTCTGTATCGTGTGTTCCCAATCGTTTTCCACCTTTTTTGGGATACAAAACATACTTACTACCAATCTTTTTGATTACCTCTAACACTACTTTTTTGGTTTAGTAGAAACATATATTGGTTTCTTACCACCACCTTTTAATGATGATGTTCCACCTCTACCTTTTTTATTCTGTGCTGACCTCTTTCTACGAGTAGCACTGGCTTTTTGTTTTTTACTCATGTTCGAGGCTTTAGATTTAGGAACACATTTAGCGTATCCTCTTTTCTTTCCACTTGAACCACATGGTGGATGTCCCCCACCTTTTTTCTTTTTACCGATGTTTACCCATTTATCACTAAACCATTTTCTTAAATTTTCGTTTGATGGATTACCACAATGAATACAGATATTTTCTTTTATAGTCTCAACGACTGATTCTAATCCCAACATATCGGCTGCGACTACAAAGTTTGCAGTATCACCTTTTGATTTATCTAATGGTATCAATCTCACTCTTTTAAATGTTTTCTTCAACATCATTGATAATTTTTTTGCTTCCATCTTATCATCGATAAAATAACTTAAACTACCTTTACCTGTATGCATACTAACAACTGATTTTATACCCATTGACTTTGCCAACTTGGACATAATATCTGACATCTTATCAGATATACCTTCTTTCATAGATTCTTTTTTCTTTTTTGCCAAAGCCTTCTTTACATCTTTTATATCTTGTTTTAACATTTTTAAATGTTTTGGGTTCTTAACCTGCTTTATCAAACTATTTAAATCTATCAAATACATAGCTAATTCATTTCTTGTGAATCCGTGTCCATATGCTTCTCTATAAACTATTCTACCATCTTTTGCTTCAATACCAATCTTATGGTTTGGATATCTTTTCTTTATATCCTCATACTCTGCTGGGATTTCTTTTAAATTTTTTACCGATACTTGTTTCGTTATTTTATTATTTTTGGTTATGATAATAGTCCAAGGTCCAGATTTAGGACCCCTACGAACACTCTTCATAATTTTAGAAAAATTACCTTCTTTTACGGATTCTACAGGTTCATATCCTCTTTTTTGTTTGTTTTTTCTATCTTGATATCCACCTTCAACATCGTAATCACTATCATCAAAATCATAAGTTGAGTGTTCTGCTCCTTTACCTGTTAAATGGGCTCCACTATGATACTTATGGTGTTTGAAAAAATCATCACTCACTCCACCATCGGCTTGCCTTTTAATTTTTTTATCTGAATGCTTTTTAACACTCTTTAACTTTAATGGTAATGAACCAGCTTCCAAGAGAACTTTTAATATGTGCTCTCTCAAACCTTCTTTTTTAGGATCATATTGACCTAACATCTTATAGATATACATCTTATCAAGGTCTTTACCTTGAATTAAATTTTCTCCACCTTTCTGTAATTGTTTATATCCACTCCTACTACCAGCACTTTGTGAATTAGGTTCAGGAGTTGCAGGAATTCCTCCACTCTCAGTTCCTTCTGGTGGTGTTGTAGGTCTAACTAATACATTTTCTGCCGATGTTACAAAATTTGCAGACTCTCTCGGAATGGTGTAGTTTGGTGATTTACCAAATGCTCTTCTCCCATAGACTCTTTGATTGGGTGCAAGAGGTGGAGTATCATCTCTCAACTCATGTGGATCTATAACTTCATTACTTTTTACATATTCAGGTGTAATTTTGGTTTTTTTCATAGTACCATTTTTTTCCATATCCATCTTTTCTCTTTGTGTTCCATCTCCACCATAAATTGAATCTGCTGCTGGTGCAACTAATTGTTTCATTCCTCTTGGCATACCAGCTGGTGTTATTAACCTTCTCTCACCATACTTTGTAAACAGACCATCAGGCCATGCATCACCTGTATTCAGTCCATAACCGACCGTGGTACCCGAACCTTCTTTCAATAAATTTTTGAGTTTTTTCACTATTTTCTCGGTCTGAATGTGGTTAGATTTCCTGTATACTTTTCAATCATATCGTGTAGTTGTTCTACACCTACACCTTTAACTTTCTTTATTACTTTCCAATTATACTTAAATACTTTTCCAAATGTCAAATCATATTCATCCCTATTTAAATCAATAATGATGTGTGATACTTTTTTTGGATTCTTACCAATGTGTAAGATTAGTCCATCAGTACCTACTGACTTAGATTTCACACCCATTAACATTTCAAATTTTCTACCACCCAATTGTCTCATTATCTCTTGTGCTTGAGACTTGGAAACCCCTTCATTCACACTTTCGTTTACGGATTCTTTAACTACTCTCATTCCAACTTCGTAATACATTATCTGAATTAATTAATTTATTGTAAAGAATAACTCCAGCTCTTTTAGATTTAGCTTTTTTC